TCAAATTGATAAATTTCTGTTGGGCCAAAGCTAGGAAATTCAATAACGTTTTCTTGGATAGGTAAACGTTTAACTGCGGTAATTTCTTTAAGTTGCCAAGTTTCAAGTGCTGACTTGATGCGATCCATGCAATCTGCTGGATCAATGTTGGCTAACTTAACGCGAAAGTCGTAAGTCTTTTGGACTTCTGATAGGTGTTGTAAAAATGTTCTCATTCTTTTTGTGTCCTCTTAGTGTTATTTATCTGACTTTGGCAGATTTAATCCTTTGATTTGTCGCCTAAAATCTGTTTAAGTAACTCATTTCTGTCTAATATTACTGCTCGTCCATCAGTAGCATCAATGATCTTATCACCATCAGATTTGTCACTATCTTTGGCGATTTGATGATCTAAACGTGCTTTTTTCAGCTGTAAATCCACCATACGTAGCTTCTTATCTAGCTTGGCTTGCTTGGCTGTAATAGCGTGTCCTAGCAGGGTGCCTGCTGTGGCTAGGATGTGTCCGCTGAAGCGTGCTTCAACGTTCATGCCTAGTGAAATTAAATCTTCAAACTTCTCTTTAGCTAAATCACTTAAATCGTCAAGTTCTTTATCACTAATGTCTAAACTATCTACAAATGGTAGAGCAGCGTCTATTTTATCAATGGCAGTGTCTACCTCTTGGATGATAGCACGATTTTCTTCAATGGTGGTTTTGGCTGCTTCTGCTGTGGTTTCTTCAGCAGGTGGCAAATTGAAAAGTTCCTCAAGACGTTTAGTAATTTTAGTTCTCCTTATCCATCCAAACTCGTTTACCGTTTACTAGTTTCCAAGTTTTTCCTCGGTGATTTTCTGCAGCTTTTAATATATTTTGAGTACATCGTTCTCTCCTAGCTTCAAATGCTGCTAATAGTTTAGGAGTCTTGGTTTTTTTCTTACCAATCATATTTATTCTCATATTTTCTATGCGATCTTTATTCCAATATTTTGGATTAGAAACTTTTTTATATATTTCTGCTTTTTTTTCTGGGGACATACTAGCCATTCGATTTGTACTAGCAATTGATAGCTTTTTCTTAGATTCTTCTGAATGTATATGTCGACCTTTAATAGGAGACTCTTTTCCTCTAAGTTTTGATACTCTTTTTTCAATCGTCTCAGGAGATTGTTTTCTTCCTATAGCAGCATTGGACATTTTTTTCTTAGATTCGCTTGTGTGTTTTCTATCTTTCTTAAATATCTCAAATAGTCTATTATTAATGTATCTTTGTTGATTTCCTGAAGTCCTAGACATATTTGCAAACGCAAAATTCATTTTCATTCTATTAGAGCCGATAGTCATTTTTATCAACAGCAAATGACATATGAAATGCTCCCGTGCTAATAATTTAACTAAGTTATCAACAGAATTGTCCCCGCCTAAACTTCTTGGTATAATATGATGTCTTTCTATGTATGTGTCTTTTGGTAAAGTTCTTGTTTGCGCATTAAAAATAATGCTATTATACCATTTGGTATATTTGTTCTGAATAAATATCATTGCTGACATAGTCCTTTTATGTTAGAGTAGTTGGGAACTGCAATTCCGCGAACTACACTTCTATTTATCTACCTTTTAAAATTTTTGAAAATATCGTGTTCCGTGATGACGCGAAATTTCATATTTTGTGCTCTACAAAAGGAATCAGCTGCTGCCCATTTAGCCATGTTCATCGCTACCATGAGTTTATCACGATAACTCCTAGCTGACTCCATGGTAGTTTCTGTTGAGGGTTTGATTTCTACTAGCTCTGTGTGTTGCTTTTGGTTAGCATCTACATAGACTACTAAGAAATCTGGCACGTAGATTGTTTGGCGTCCTTTGACTGGATTAAAGTAAGGGATACTGATAGCTTCACTAGCCCAGTTTAACACCGCTGGATTGTTATCACAGAAACTCATAAATGTAAATTCCCAACTACTGCGATAGGTAGGAACACGTTTACCTATGTATTTCTCAGGATTTTTTACTGTATACTTGCCTTGGGCATACTTGGCCATGATTAAGCGAGAATCGCCCTAACGATAAAAGGACTGGTTTGTGGGCTATTGCTTAACCCTAACAGACTAGTACCCACGCGATTCAAATTAAGAAACATAGTTAAGAATGCATTGACTTGGCTGATGTTAGTATAAGGAGTTGACGGTCCTGGTTTTGCATAGTTTGTTGCACCCGTGGTCCAGTTTCCACCTGAGGCAGTGTTTGCGACAAATACATCTGTGTCTTGTTGATTTGGGTCTATATATGATGTATATGTCGGTGATTTACTTTGATTAGCTTGACTTAAAGCATTCAACTGTTCAACTACATCCAATGGATTGATATTTTGTTGTTGGGCTGTCGATATCACTGCGGCAGCCAATGTTGCACCTACAGTAGCATCACCGGTAAGCTGTTGGAAGTATCCGACGACAGCATCATTGGTATTTGGACTCACACTAGGTGTGGTAGTTCCTAAATTATCAAAATAGCTGGTCGTGGGATTTTGTGGAAGTGAGCTAGGTGGTAAATTTCCTGGTATTGCCATATATTATATTCCTTCGGACGCACTATCGTCGCCGCCTTGATATCCGCCACCGCTTGGTTCAGTTTGATCACCATAATATCCACCAGCAAAACTTGGTGCAGGGGAAACATCGGTCGTAGATTCAGCTAAAGCTGTAGGATCATACCCACCGCCACTTGATTCTGTTTGTTCGCCGTAATAGCCACCTGCATAGCTAGGACCTACCGCACTGGTATCTGTGATCGCTGCTGTGCCCGGAACACCTTGTCCGCTGTCTGGTGTTTGAGTATCTTGAGAATTCATTGTATCATTTCCTGTTCCAGCTGCGGGTGCTGGAGGTGGCGGCACTGATAATCCTTGTTGCACTGTAGAACTGGTAGGAGCAAATACTGTACTTTGTGTGTTTTGCCCTCGAAGTATACTAGCACCAATCGAAGATAGGCTAACTCCGGGAACGCCGACTATCGGAGTGTTCATTGTTAATATTTCACCTGCCCCATTAATCGCACGCTGAACGTCAAATCCAAGATCTCCATTGAGTATATCACCTACCAATGGTATTACACCTCCCAATGGTGCTATTGGACTAGGATGGTTATCGTAATGCATCATGTCGAATCCTAATACATGTCCGCCACGTACAGGACCTGATGCATACAATACCGCTTCATAATTAACTGTCATTGAATGTTCTAATGTTTGATAATCGCCCGCAGTAAGTTGACCATGTTGGAAACTGCTGATGATAGGACGTACTAGCGTATAAGAACTAAAACGTTGTTTATGCAAACTATAAATTTGTATCGTATTAAAATAAGGTGTGTTACCTAGATTACTGGTCCTCGGAGTATAACCCCAATTTTGTATCTGTCTTTGGTTGTATTTGCTATCGTAATTGTACTGTGCTGATTTATAATCGCTGTCTCTGTAGTAATATTTGAAATAGTCTTGCCAAACACCTAACACCACATCAGCACTGTCATCATGGAATGTAATGCTGACTGGTTCGTAACTGACTTTTTCTTGTTGTACTACTTTTCTATTGTAGGCATTGTATGTTTTTGTAGCCACCGTGAATTTAGGTAGCTGTACTGTCTTGGCCATCAATCCTGATTCAATTTGATTGAGTGTATTAATTTGAGACAGTGACGGATTAAGATCTAAGAATACATGAAATAGATTGCTGTATTTTGGACTGAGTCTATATAGATTGCTGATGAATGTTCGCGAAGCATGTTGCCAATCACGTAGCACTGCGCCGTTGGGAGCTGCTACTCCTGTGAGTTGTCCGAGAATATTGTTTAGAGAATTATTAATAGCCATTTGTATTATTTATCGGAAAAAAAAGCCCAGGTTTTAACTGGGCTTTTGAATTTTCGTCTACATATTAATCTGTAGTAATACCTAGTGTTCTTGTTACGGTTGATCCAACACCTGCACCAATTGGTGTTTGTAGGGCATTGTCGTAACGGATTGTTAGGTCGATAGTCATTGGCTCGTTAGTGCCATAGTTTGCTTCACCGTAGTCAGCTGTTGATAGATAGCAACCATATAGTTCCCAAGTTTCAAGAACGTTTGGAGTGCTGGTACCATTACCACCATCAAGTACTTCAAAGTGTGTGGTAAATTTGTAATCACTGCCTGACACTGCTGAACTTTGTTCAAAGAAGTCAAATTGTTTTTGCATTTGTTCGCCAACACGTTTAGACACTTCGCCTTGTGCATCATCACGTAATTGACAAGTAACTGCTGTCCATGTTGGTTTGCCTGCTAGGTAAACTTTACTGTTATAGATTGGCATTAGGATTTCTTCAAATTCTAATGTTGGACGTTTGAAACTTACTACTTGTTTCGTTAATTCAGTACTTGGTTGAGTAATACCTAGACCAATGAAAGTTGCGCGAAAGCGGAACTTTAATTTAGGCATTAACAAGCCTTGAGTGCTAGCACTTTGGCTTGTACTTAACGGTACTGTAAAATTAGTTAATGATGATGTTGCCATCTTTGTTATTCCTTATATACTTTATAGTATTTACCTGTTTTTAGTTTACGCAATAGGAGTGTTGCCACTCCTATTATCTGCGTATATTATTAAGCTGCTCCAATAGCAAGTGTTGAGCCAGTATTTTCTAAGATAACTGGAATATAAATAAACTCAATGGCTTTAACTGGTTGGATCGCTATATCAACATATAATTCATTTTGATCAATAGTTGATGGAGTGTTGTTTGTTGTATCACAAACTACTAGGTAGTCGTAGATACCACGTGCTGCAATCAAGCTATTGAAAATGTTGTTAAATGCTGTTGCTACTTGTGATCTTGTGATAGCGTCATTTGGTTCAAATATGTATGGTAAAGCCGCTTGAGCTAAAACTGTACGTAGGTAGCAAACCAAACGAACCACATTAACTCTGTCCATTGCTGATTTAGTTGAAGCACGTGTCTCTTGACCGTATGCTAAAATACCAACGCCTGGAAGAATTGTGATCGGATTAATTTCGTTTTCGTATAACACATCACGTAGGCCTTCAGCTACACCAATGCTAACAAATGTATTATTGTTAGTAGTGTCAATGTAACCAATAGCACTAGCATTGTCAATTAAGCCACGACGTACACCAGCTGGTGCAAACCATGGATAACTTAATGCATCACTCTTGATGTATGTGCGTAGCATCATATGGCTTGGAGGAACAACAACTGTGTTACCATCTAAGTTTGTTGAAACACCGCTTGGGTAGTAAACAGCTAGGTAATCACTGTAAGTAACTAAACCTAATTCACCGTTGTCTACTGCGTTAGCTGTATTTTTAGCCCAATTTGTTAATGTTGTTGAATCGCTTGGTAAATCTATTGGTGTGTCACCAATGATAAATGCTGTGTCAGCACGATCATCATTTAATGTAACCATGTCTTGGATCAGTTCAGGGTAGCCTGGGCAAACAATCAAGTTAAATGATGTTTGATCTTCGCGTGCCGCTGTGCTTGAAGCAACTGCTGATTTCAATGCTGTTACCACCACTGAGCGTTGTGCTTTGTGACCAAAATACGGAACACCTGTTGTAGGATCTGCACCGCTGTATGTAATCCAAGTACCTGTTTGTGTACCTGTTACTGTAGCTAACTGTGTTGAATTAAATGCAGCACTTTGGAATTGTTTAACATTGTAACCACCACGACGTGTGTTAAACAATAGTGTACCGCGAGCATATTCTTGTGCTAATGGTGCATCTGGATCTAAATAATTGCTGGTTAATAATGAAGCAATCGTCGGTAATGTATCTGTAATTACATTTACGTTACCTGTTGAACTCCAACGTGCATCAGCAAATAAAATACCATTTGCGTCAACTGAGTCAGTGTTGTCAATTAGTGCCCATGTGCTACCTGTGTAACGATAGATAACAGGGAAATCATTTAAATTAGCGACACTGGTGTCAATCCAAATCTGACCTGCATGGATCTGACCACCAGTACTTGTAACTGTTGGTTGGCTAGCACTCAAGATAGGACCATTTGGATCTGTTAATGCTAGGTTATAACCACGTGCATCATTGGTTATGTTTAGATAACCTTTCCAATGTGTACCGTCGTTAATTAAGATATCAACGTCTAATGGATTGCTGTAATACCACAATGTACCATCTGCTGGGTTGCTGTATGGTGAAGTCAATGAATATGTATAGGTCAATGGTGTCCATGGGCTTGCCAAGTACACGCTTGAACTAATTGTTTGAACATACCCACTAGCTAAAATACCGCAGGTCCACAGCGGGCTGTTAACTGTTTCGGTGAACTGAATAGTACCGCCAGCTGTGTGTGTGATATAAATTTGACCGCTAGCATTAATACCAGCTGAAATATTTGGTAAGTTAGCAGCTAAAATGTTAGTTACT